TTAAAATTATCTAATAATTAAGTTACCTGGCTGTAAATTACCAGGTCCTGGACCTGTATTACCACCCATCGGACCACCAGTTCCGGAATTACCGGTATTTGTAACTGACCCGGGCGTTAATGAATAAATTAATTGATTAGGATTTGTAATCCAAACTGTAACAACCGGTCCATATCCTATACCTCCCAACGGTACTGAGACGTTAATATCAGGCGCAGTTATACGACATCCTTCGTAATATAGGTTTTCAATTTGAGTATAAAAATCATCTCGGTAACATGCAGGTTTTATACTCGAACTATAATATAATCCCAAAGATTGACTTAGGAAATGATCCGTATTACGACGCTCACGTGTATTATAAGTATCACTTCCAGAGTAATGTAATATATCTTCTTCATATACATAACTAGGACGACATCGATCTATAATTGTATCTAATCCATAGTGGCATACTTCATTAATGATACGCGTTACATTTAAATCACCTATAACCGGTGAACTTCCGCCAGTGGTCCTATTAGTAATGGTAGTTACTAATGCTACATTATTTGTATTTGGTGGTATTGATACATGATCATGTAATATGCTATAATTAGCAAATGTGCCAGATACAAATAATGTAGTTACATTATCACTAATCATAGTTTCTACTGGTATATCGTCGGACCATATTACAACTTTTGTTTGTACTTCATAACTACCAGTAACATACGCAGCAGCCATTCTAAAGTTAAAAGCAAAATCATAATCAACCGAATATTCCGTGTTAACATTAAATAAAGAATATAACTCATCTGTTCGCTGACCAACACTCATGATAGCATTAGCAGAAATATACGTACTTCCGGTATCATCAGTAAGTATACTTAAACCGACATTACTCCATCCCACTCCCCCCATAGACGATGTATAAATCGAATAAATTGAGGCTGAATCTATCGGACGTTCATCGACAGGCGGCGTATATATAGTACAATAATCAGACCCTACTGAATAAGTAATATTAGCTAAAGTTTCGTTGATATAATTTGCGCTAGATGATACTGGCCTTACAACCGCACCTACATGTTCATTAATGAAATCAGAGCTAGAAGATATTGGACGAATAACTGTTGTATTATACTCCGGAAAATACTCTGCACTACTAGTTACAATTGATGGTTGTAATAGAATATCAATATTATTTTCTTTAGCATTTGAAATGCCTTTATATATTGGCATTTTAACACGTTCTAACGCATGCGGCTCAATTAATAATCCATAAACATAATCAGCACGTTCAGGAATTAATTGTTTTATTTGTTCAAATAACGAAAAATCGAATTGACTAAAAATACGTATATATGCATTTATATCATTACGATCAGAAAACTTTTTCCAATATTGTTTTGCGAAAGATGTTAAATCTGGATATGTATATTCAAATTCATCATCCGGATCTCCGATATAATCATCTAATTCTATACGACCAACATGATTAAAGATATCTTTATTAATTTGGTCTGCCATACTATAGAACATGCCTAATTTGTTCGAATCTACTGGCAGTAGATCGTATTTAGAACGTTCCGCATTATTTATTGGAGATAAAATTCCTACAAGTTCATTATCATCGAAACGTATTTTTTGCGAATAAAAATTATTACCGCCTAATGACACGCCAGGTATATAATATGTTTCTTCTACAATATTGAAATTACCACGTTGTAAATTTGACGGTGTTCGGAATCCACGTACACTGCCAGTGATTTCAAATGGCATGCTAACACTACCAAAATTAGTTAATCCGCGATATGGGTGACTACTAGATACAAAAGCCGTAGCCCCAGAACTTAAATCATATGCATTAGTATCTGTACCTAATGTCCAATGGCGTATCAATGTATCAAAACTACTAGTAGGTGATATGCTAGATACGTAACTAGTTGGATTAATTGTATGGTCATTAAAGGTTATATCGCTTACTAATTCTAACCATGCACGATATTCTTGTAAATTTCCTTTGTACATGGTAGGTAGACTACCTAAATTTAATGAAGTTGATACATATGCATCTAAATTGTATATATCGTTATTATTTGATGAACCACTATTACCACCAATTAATATATTATACGACGCTGTAGGACTACACCAAAATTGATAGTGGCTACCACTCGTAGCTACAGCTGTCGACGCAGTAGCCGCATGAACTACTTTAGCATTAATGAAATCAGATTTTTTCTGAACTGTAATGTGATATAAAGTATCTGTATTAGAACCTGAATTTAAATGCTTACCGAATGTATCAAATTTAAGTCTAAAATTCCACCAATCGCCGTCATATATAGGCACCCATGGCGTAGTTGCATGTAACGGGTCAAGTACTGCTGTAGAACCTCCGTCTGGCATTATGAAATGTACACGTCCGTAATTACCTGACCCAGAATATGAACCGGTATGTTCTAATATTACATGCCATAAGCTAGATCCGTTAGCACTTAATGAACTAACATATAGTGGATCGACATATTCGTCATCAACATATATGGAAGCGGCTACATCTTCTGCATATGACATTAATAGCATCGACTGTGTTACACTAGGCTTAAATCGAATTTCATGAGTCATGATAGGTATAATACCTCTTTCAATACCCCATGGACGACCTACGCTTGAAGACACATGATGCATATGAGCATAAATCTGACTCTCGCCTGTTAATCTAACCGCATATGCAAATTTATCTTCAATTAATGCAGGAGAATCGTTAGTTGTCGCTGGCCCTCCATACTCACGAATCGATAATAAAGTTTGAGGAATACCATATGCATTCATCAAAGCTTTAATACTACGACTAGTACCTTTTGTTTTTAACAGATAAGGTAAATTATTTACGATACGACGCCATACTTCAGTAGTAATATCTTCATTAGACTTACTAAATAAACTACCAGTACTTTGGTACGTGCCGTCATAGTTAGTACCTAACTTATACTTCCATAGTGCGGTAGCTTGATTACCATTCGATAATTTCCATCCTAAACTTTCAGCGATATGATATAATGTTTCACGGCTACGTCCTAATTTAGGATTTTCTTCTGGTCGGTATATATCGGATAAAGATTTAATATACGTATATAAAATGTCAAAGTGATGGCCAATCATGTTAATGAATAACTCATATTCACTATTGTTAACATCATTACGTATATGTTCCGGTATTGTTTTTACTAACGCATTATTATTCTGCTCATCATATAATGAAGCAGTTGCACAAAATCCATCATACCATGAAATTGATATTGGATCTGAGGTATTATGTAAATAATATTTACTACCAGATAAATACTTTGGCCATGGTGATAATGCGTAACCAGCAGCTTCTATGAAACTTCCGGATATACCATGCGTCGTTAGACTCGCAGTAGGTTCTAAATATAACCAACGTTCGAATCCATCAAAGCCGCCAATGACAATATTTTTACGTTCTGTTGTTAACGTTATATTATTTTGCAATGCAGAATCATCATTACCTAAGGCTACATTATTTAAAACATTTAACTGGTCATCATAATATTCAATTAAACCAAGTTTATATTTAAAATTGGCTAATCGTTCATATGCAGACGAATAAAATACAAAGTTTTCAAATGCTGTATAATCAATGTTTAATTGTACGCCGTTCAGCGAGCCGGAAAAATATCTGTCAATAATTTGTTGTGATGTTGATAGATTAGAACCTAATAAAGAATTCCAGTTTTGAAAATCAGTTTCGGTTGTTGTAGCTAATTCATCTGCATATTCAAAATTAGGGCCACGTAATATATTTACTACACGGTCATCTGGTACTGTTGTTACATTGACATTATCTGTAATTGAGTCTGATAATGACTCTATAATCCATAAAGTATTGTTAATGACAATATCTACTGGTAATGGCTGATATAATCTAAACGCAATAGTATTGTTTTCTAAAGTATTTGATGGCGTATAGTTACGTTGATTAATTACTTTTACTAAACGATCTTTACCAAAATTTAAAAATATATCTTTGTCAAATACCGAATCATTAGATGCTAAATATGCAGGAATTGCATTGCCACTAACAAGTGCTCTGTCCGGATCTAGCGGTACTAGTCGTACAATGATCTCACGGCGATCAGCTGATATTTCTTTTACTTGAATTAGTTGATCAATTTCAGAGCCCAGCAAATTGCGGTATATATTTGAAACTACTTCGTAATAACCACGTTCAATATCAATGTTATTAAAAAATGCAGCGTAATCAACTGATATTTTATCACGATCAAACTTAAACGCATTAGTAACACCGCCGGTGATATATACGCCGCCAGGAGAATACAGATGTAATTCAACTATAGGACGTTCAGGTGGTAGTATAGTTTGTGTACTAAGTTGTAACTGTTCAATATCTTCTTGTTTCCAAGTTATACCACGTACATACCCTTTTGTAGATAGTATATAATCTTTATTTGAAAATCTTTCTAGCATATTTTAACTTCATGGTAAATAGTTATCAAAAGTTTTACCCGGTAAATACTTACGTATAATTGCTTCCGGAGAGCTTGGCCATATAATACCACGGGAATTATTATCTCCAACGCGTTCATATACTATCCTACGTACATATTGAATGGAATCATAATATTTTTGCATTTGAGCTTTCGCAACCGAATCCATTTGTGTTTTAGCGTCTTGTATTATAGGTATCACTGTATTTATATAACTATCTAATACTTCATTAATTGTCTGTAGATCTAGTAATAATAATTGGAATTCGTCAACGCCTTCAGCTGTATTAATTTTAGATTCTATTTGATTTATTGCGCTAGTCATTGATGAAATAGACATGCGCAATCCGCTTAAAGCTTCATCGGCTAAAGTAGAGTCTGTTTCTAATGCAGCTATCGCTGGCCCTAACTCGTTTAATATCATTGCATTTGTATACGGACCATTCATTAACGATCGTAGTCTATCACTACCACCACCGCCAGGGCCGTTATATATATACTTATTTCTTGGTAAGTCATATTTGCCATCCAATGCCTCACCCATTATAAACTGTAGACCTAAATATAATACAGCTGCAGTAGCTACTACACCTCCGGCTACAGCTAACCCAACCCCAGCTGTTGCTGTAGTTGTTGCTATTGTTGGTATAGCTACTCCTTCAATCGAAGCCAGAACAATTGTAGTAGTAGTGACAGTTGTTATACTAGAAGCAGCAACGGCTCCAGCGGCTCCTGCAGCTGCGCCTATTACACCGACACCGGCATTAACAACCCCTTCATCGTCATTACCATTAAGACCTAAACTACCTAAACTAAGATTACGTAATCTATCTTGTTCAATTGTTTTACCCCATTTAGAGATATCGACAATATTTTTTTCTTCGTTGCCATCAAAATTTTGTAGTATGACATTACTTTTTTCAATCAACCGTAGTATACTAGACTGATCATCTAATACTTTTATTTCGTCATTGCGCTTTTTTCTTCTAACAAACTGCCATTTTTCTCCGTTAGGAGCATTTAATACATTATAGATATCACCTGTACTGCCATATATCCTATAGAAATACTGAACAAAATTACCGGGTATTGAATTAGCTACGTTAGAAATATTTGTAAATTTCGTCGTTATTGCTTGCCATACTTCTAACAATTGAGGACGTATAGCATCTATTTGATATTGGTCGACTAATTGTTGTTGTAATACTAACAATCTAGAAAATGGGTAATATGCTACACTACCTTTAGGCTCATAAGGGTTTAACCAGTAGACCTCAAACATTTTATTACCGTTACTCCAATAATCTAAATATTGCGTATAATCTAATAAATCAACGTCATCGACATCATATATATGGGGAAAATCGTTCCATATTGGGACAAACTCCGGTCCATTAGGAATAATAGTAATACCTCGCTGTTGTACTAATAAATTAATTAATCCATTATTACCTAACATAGGATTATCACTATCATCAAATTCTGATAAATCAAAATTATTAACTGTAGCATATAGTTTTAAAACATTTGGATCAATTACTTGCTTCCAATATCCATGGATCATCATACGTAGACCAAACTGATAACTACTAGCTACATTAGTACCATCACCTAAGCCACCGCTATCATAAGGCGTTGGCCAACTCCATATAATTAATTTACCTTCAAACTTTTCACGTAATCTTTCTTTATATGTTTGCTGTTGAAAAGCAGTATCAAAAAACGTATCTGTAGGATCTTCTGCTACATATAAATCAGTCTGATTAGATGTCGACCCGTTAAACCCTAACGGTTTAATATAATCTCCTGGGTCACGTGTAAATGGCAATGTAGGACGATATCCACTTTTATATCGTATTAACGGAGTCCATTCATTAATGCGAGTTAATAAAGTACGAAACTGAAATTCTTCAACAGGGTCTAGCTTACCTGTAACTGTTTGGTCACCTGCAAACGCGCCATCTAATGTAAAATCATACTCGGCCATTTCTTGTAGCGAAGCTTCTTTTATATCCGAATATGTTTTACCATTTTCTACTAACATCACTTCCAGTGTTTTATAATCTGGTATTGGATATGCAATAGAATCACGTATAAAAAAGACACAAAATGTATTCTTAATAATATCATCGGATGAGCCGGCGCCTGTAACTAACCTAGGTTCAATCGTTGAAGGTCCGTATAAGATATATGCAGCATGTAAATCTAAAGGAGTATTAATTTCAAAAGCAGTTTTAAATTCCCCAGTAACACCTGGAGCCCTAAGACCCGTCGTGATATCCGGACCAAAGTAATTCCATTCATCGTCTAGTAATTCATCTATACGGTTATCAGATACATTCGGATATACTTTTTCTAATTTATATCTAGCATATGTATTCGGTATCTGTACATTAACCGATAATATGTTCATACCATCACGTTGTAATTCATTTAACGGATCGTTTTGAGCTGTAGGTGATATCCAATATGGACGACCATACGCATCGTAACGCACATTCTCAATTTGTTCATCGGTATACACACCTGTCGGTTGTGGATATTCTTCGTATGTATTACGTCTTCTCGTGTAACGATTATCGTATAAATTATTATTTGTTGTTGGCATTATCTAACTACTTTAAAATAATATCCGTTATCATGTATCTGTATATCGCCGGCACTATGTACTACTTTTAATACTATCTTATAAAAGCGTTCTGGCATAAATGTACTAAACGCTATTTTAAAATAATTTCCATTCACATCACAAGAAATTTGTGTCGCATCGTTATTAAAAGGTATAATAGTTTCATCTGTAACTGTATCTTTAATTGAATAATAACTAGTAGCAGGTAATCTAAAATTATTTAAATAATGTGAATTTATCATGCTATAATTAGTTGTCGGGTATTCTGGGCGTACGCCTACTCTAAACAAAGTGATGTCATTATCTCTATACGACTCTCGTAAATTTTTAAAATATGGTACATATAATTCAGATGAAGAAATTTCTGTTACAGAACCTGTACCAGCTAGATTTGTATCATTCCAAGCAACTTCTAATTTTGGTACAAAAATAGTATTAGTTTCACGTGAAAAGAATTTTAAACTACCTAAAATATCTCCAGAAATTTCATCTAACCATGGACGTTTAACTATAAATCCATGATTAGGTATAACCCCGGTAGTCCATTTACTTACAATATCTGTAACATCCATGCGGATATCAGGGGATTGGAAACTAAATGATTGACTAGCTTCATATCCAGATCCGGTAATCCATGTGCCGCCGCCATATACAATGGTAGTACCCGGGTTGCCGCTACTAGCAGCAGAAGAAGTATTCCATGCAGTAGCCGTATCATAATCATCACGATAGTACCATGAAGCTCCATTACGAATTTCTGGTAAATCACTATAATTACCATTTCCATTAACCCATGATTGAGATACCGGAAAAGCTTGTAATGTATATGATAAAGGTAAATCTGTAGAATCGGTAGCACGTAAATTTAGATAAACAGACGATGATCTAGGATTTTTTCCTATAGGAGGTATAGTGCCGTTTGATATTGCTGTTACTAGCGTTGAAATTTGGCTACTAAAGTCGATCAATATACGACTGTTATAGGTATCGGCTTGAATTTCTCCGTTTAATTTAGATCCGGATGCAATTTTTGTTAATTCTAAAATCGCATCTATTCCTGTATTACGGTTAGGAAACCGTTCGTATATTGTAGTATCTTTGTCGACAAAATATAATTGATACATAGTACACTTCCTTATATGCTAATTGCTCTACCTATAATATCAGTATCCGGATGTTTAATTTCAAAAATACATGGATCTAAACTAGGATATACAATATTGTTACGTGTTGCTAAATTTATGTTATAAACATTACCAGAGTAACCAGCAGTAGTATCATATAAGTTATGTATTTCTAATTTAGGTATACTTTGTACTCCTTCTAATCGATCTAGATCACTAATAACATTTGAAATATTAATTGACCCATTAATTTGCATTCTATCATTATCGAACATTGTTTTAAGACGTTGAATACATTTTAAAATAATTTCGTTACTATTATAATTAGGCTGAGGTATAACTTCAAATTCAATACCAATATTTATGATATGTGCCGTTTTAATACTAATACCATCAGTTAACATTCTATAATTAGAAAGGTATGTACGTAAATTTTCTTGTAATGCAGAATTCGGCGATACAAAGTTTTTATTAGCATCGTATGCCAATACATATACATTTAAAGCTAATGGGTTCGGAATAGTTTCGCGTGGATATGTAATATCATATGCATTAACTTGTGAATCGGCTACTACATATGCTTTAGCAATGGATCCATATTTTACTGGCATTGAATAACAACGTACTATATAATCTTCTCGTGTAATTGCTCTATTTTGCGCTGCGAAGCTAGCCATAGCATTTTGACGTATACTTTCTAGTTCATCACGACTTTTTCCGCCAATTGCAGGCGCTGGATTATTAACGGCTAATGTAGTTCTTGTAAACGTTAAATCTACATTATATGGATTAGGATTATATTGTGCCGAATCGACAATTGTCAATACATTCGATGATATATTTTCATCTACACTACCTCCGACAGTATACTGTACAGTCAATGTAGTGTTATACGGAGCTAATCCATATGTACTAGTATATAAGAAATTTGTCGGGTCAATATTTGAATTTGTAGTACGTTCTAAATAATTTAGACCTAATCCAACATTTTTAGGATTTGGAATAATTTCTTCATCCGCATCTGAACTAATACCTGAGCCGAACTGTAATTCAGTTTGATAATTTGCTCTTATACGTGTTACATATCTCCTAGGAGTTTTACGTAACTTTAAGATATATGGAACTGTACTACGATAAATAGCTAAGTCTGGATCATTATA